ATCGTGTGCCGATAGCGTCACCGCTACCTGGACGGCGGGCGACTACAAATGTGACATCAAGTACGTATCTGGAGCCGGGGTTGCCACCCCTACGGATACGTTTGACTTCCGTGTCGTGGAGAACGTGACGGAATGAGCGTTACGATCACTAGCAATCCAGCTGTCGTGACCGTTTCCTCGAGCGGTCTCCAGGGCGCGACTGGACCCGGCTATGCGGCCACGTCTACGACTTCGTTTGCTCTGGCTGCGTCCGGGTCTAAGGCATTCACGACCCAGCAGGGGCTCGCCTATTCGGCCGGAGCTCGGATTCGTGCCACCTCGGCCAGCGACGTGACGAAGTGGATGGAGGGCGTGGTCACCGCGTACAGCGGTACGACGCTCACCGTCACGATGGACGATTCGAATGGGTCGGGTACGTTCGCCGATTGGAACATCAACCTGACCGGCGAGTCGGGTGTGGCTGGTGGCGGGGCTACTGCGCCGAGTGGTACTGGGCTCGTTCGTGCTACGGGTGGTGCGTTCGTTGACCCGGCGGCGTTGCTAGCGAATGCCGACGTCGACCCTGCTGCCGCCATCGCTTGGAGCAAAATCTCCAAGACTGGCGCTGTCCCTGGCGACGTTGGCGCTGCCGCTGCCTCACATAGCCATACTGAGAGCGACGTTACGGGGTTGGTGAGCGATCTGGCCGGGAAGGCTCCGACCACGCGTTCGATCGCCACCACGGCGCCCCTGACGGGCGGCGGCGACCTCTCTGCGGATCGGACGCTCGGCATCTCTGTCACGCCTGCGAACCCCGGGGGCGCTGTCGCGCTCCAGGCCACAACGCCAGGGACGCAGCAGACTGGCCACGCCAATCTCAGTGGAACGGTGAAGGCTGGCGCTCTCGAGGGACCACTCACTGGCAACGCAAGCACTGCCACTGCCCTGCAGACGGCGCGCACCATTAACGGTGTCTCCTTCGATGGAACTGGAAACATAACGGTTCCGGCTGCTGGCTCGACCCTGACGGACACGGTTCCCGTGGCGAAAGGCGGAACCGGTGCAACCGATGCGGCGGGAGCCCGTACGGCGCTGGGCCTTGTCATCGGCACCGACGTTCAGGCGGCTGATGCAGACCTGACGGCGCTAGCTACGGCATTCAGCAGGGCTACCGCTGCCGGGCCGGCGTCTCTCGCCTTGGCCGAAGACACTGACAATGGGTCGAATGTTGCAACGATAGTTGCTCCTGCCAGCATGGCCGCCGACCGGACGATCACGCTCCCAGACGCTACCACGACTTTGGTTGGGACCGGGACGACCGATACGTTGTCGAACAAGACGCTGGTGGCTCCGGCCTTGGGAACGCCTGCGTCTGGCACGCTGACTAACTGCACCGGTCTTCCGCTCACGACTGGAGTGACTGGCGTCTTGCCTCACGGGAACCTCGGGACCGGTGGCGGCGGTGCGACGAAGTTCTTGCGCGAGGATTCGACGTTCCAGCCGATCTCCGGCGGCGGGGATGCATTGACGACGAGCCCGTTGTCGCAGTTCGCCTCGACGACGTCGGCGCAGCTGGCTGGCGTGCTGTCCGACGAAGAGGGCTCCAGCGGCGGCTTCGTCCGCGCGGGGTCGCCGACGTTGGTGACGCCCGTGCTGGGCGTTGCTACGGCTACCTCGATCAACAAGGTTGCAATCACGGCGCCGGCCACGGGCGCTACGCTCACCATCGCCGAGGGGGCCACGCTGACGGCGCCGGCAACGGCTACGGTCAGTGGCACGAACACTGGAGACCAGACGGACGCGGCGACGCTGACGACCGGTACGCTTCCGGCCGGGCGCCTCCCCGCATTGACGGGCGACGTTACGTCTTCGGCTGGGTCGGCGGCTACGACGCTTGCGAACATCCCGACCGGTACACCGATGGCTGGATCTGTGCTAGCGACGGCGATCGCGGCCCCGGCTACACCCGCCGCCGGGAAGGGCTCCGTCTACGTCGACAGCACGTCGAAGAACCTCGCGGTCAAGGACGACGCCGGGGTTGTGAAACACGGCGTGCAGACGAAGGCTGCCGTTGCGAGCCAGTTCCTCACGTCCATTTCAGACTCTGGCGTTGTGACTTCGGCGCAGCCTGCCGCTGGGGACGTTACGGGTCTTGCGCCGGTCGCCACATCCGGGAGCGCGAGCGACCTCGGGACGGGCACGCTTCCGATCGCGCGTATCGCGGACGGCGCGGTGGCGTTGGCGAAGCTGGCGAATTTGGCCCAGGACGCCTTTATCGGGCGCGTTAGCGCGTCCACGGGAGTCCCAGAGACCGCTACGATCACCGCTGCGGCGCGGACTGTCCTCGACGACGCCTCGGTCTCCGCCATGGTCGACACGCTCGGCGGCGCGGCCTCCACGGGGACCGGCGGACTTGTGCGGGCCACGTCTCCAGCTCTCGTCACGCCGTCGCTCGGCGCGGCCACAGCGACCACGATTAACGGGACCGCGATCCCATCGTCTGACACGCTCGTGACGCCGAGCAGCACGGCTACGCTCACCAATAAGCGGTTCAACCCGCGCACCGGGACGACGACGTCTAGCGCTACGCCGACGATCAACACCGACAACGTCGATTTCTACAGCCTGACTGCCCAGGCCGCCGACATCACGAGCTTCACGACGAATCTCTCCGGCACGCCGGTCGACGGTCAGACGCTCTGGATTGCCATCACGGGAACCGCCGCTAGGGCGATCACCTGGGGATCCTCGTTCGAGTCGTCCACCGTGACGCTTCCCTCCACCACCGTCAGCACGAACCGGCTCGACGTCGGGCTTGTGTGGAACGCAGCAAGTTCAAAGTGGCGCTGCGTGGCGAGCGCGTAGGCCATGGCGTTCGCGTTCGTCCAGGCATCGGCAGATGCGGTCGACTCGGTCGGGACCGCCACCACCGTCAACATAACGGTCTCGGCAACAGGAGCCGGGAACCTCGTGGTCGCCGTCATAAGGATGGCGAACACCAGCAATACCTGTACGAGCGTCACCGACAACGTGGGGAACACCTACGCACTGGTCGGCCCCTCCGACAACTCGACCAACATTCGGCTGTACCTTGCGTACGGGGTCCAGACGACTGGTGGCGCAACGACCATCACTGCGAACTTCACGGGATCGTCCGCAACCAAGCGATGCTTCGCTGGGGAATTCAGCGGCGGCGAGTCTACCAACGCAGCAGTCTTTGACGCATCTGCAACGGCTAACGGAACATCAACCACTCCAGCGGTCGCTTCAATCACTACGGCTGCAAGTGGAGAACTCATCATTGGTGCGGCCAACACCAATGGGTCTCCCGGGTGGACGGCCGGATCCGGGTTCACACAGTTCGGCAGTACGTCGGGTGGGCTACGCGGCGAGTACAAACTATCAGGCGGTGCGTCCGAGACGTGTCCGTGGACGCTCGGCAGCAGCGTTGCCTGGGCGGCCATCGGTGCAGCGTTTAAGCCATCCGGAGGCGGCGCGTCCGTCAACTCCGGCTTCTTCCGTTTCATGTAGGAGACCCAGATGAACGCTTCCAACCTCGTGAACGCATACGCCAACGAGATCACGGCCCTCTGTCAGGGGATCGAGAGGGCGAAAGCTCTTCGGGCGCGGTTCGCCCATCTCGGTCTCGACAAAGATGGTGCCCTTGCCGACGAAGACTGCGCTGGGATTGGCGTAACGCCGGCCGCGCTCCTCGCGACGATGGCTGCCTTGGATGGCTTCGACTCCCAGATGACTACGCCGGACGGTACGGGTCGCACCGGTTATGGGCTCCTGTACCTGCTCTATCAGGGTCGCTGATCTGATGGCGCGCGTTGGCGTGGTTGGCGTGCTTCTGTTCGCGCTGACGTCCGGGAGCATACACGCCCAAGGCTTCCCGTTCCCAACGCCAAAGACGAGAACCCCGACACGTACCCCGACGGCCACGAGAACGCCAACTCCAACACCGTCTGCGGTAATCACGCCGTCGTTGTCGCCAACGCCTACGCCGACGCGTATGCCGGCTGCGCCTGGCGACATCTCCGCCGAACTCGTCCCCTGCGTCAGAGCCCCTTACTCGAGTCGGCTGGGGCCGAGCGCCAAGGTTGAGGTCGTTACCGCGACTGGCCGATGGGAGATTCGGCCGAACCCGGCCGGACCGACGCGGTGTTGGCTGACCATTGAAAACCCTCCGCGTGCCGTGTCGGTAGGGGAAAGCTTCACCATTCGATGGTCACTCGGATCCGCCTACGAAGAGGTCGATGTCACGGTAACCCCGGTTGTTCGGGCTACGCGCAGATCGCTTTGATACGCTAGTTAGGTAGCCACTCAAGGAGGTACATCCCATGAAAACTGCAGCTGAGATGAAGGCTCTCACCCAGACCTTCCAGGACCTCTATACCGCGGTTGAGAACGAAGACCCGGCCGGCGTGACCAAGCAGAGCACGACGCTCATCGTCGCCGCATCCGGCGGAAGCAACCCGATCCGCGACGTTCCGCCAACGGGCCTACCTCAGCTGACGGACCCCGATGCGGTCCTCGCCAGGGCCGAGGAATTCAACGTGACGTGGGAGGGCGGCAACTCGGTCTTCGGTCCGACGCGCCTCGCCGACGTCGCGAAGGCGCGGAAGCAGTCTGCCGCGTGGTGCGGTGAAGTTCTCGACCTCGGCCTGATCGACCTCAACGGCCCGTCGTTCTACGCTGGCGCGTCGCTTGAGGCTCGCAAGGGCGAGGCGCTCCGTAGGTGGTCCTGGCTGCATCAGGCCAAGACTCCGCTTCTGCGGTATCTCGCGGCTACTGGCTGGATTGGGTTCGATCGTATGAACCCTGAGCCCGGGATGTTCACGGGGACTCCGTGCGACGGCGAGAACGAGTTCGCGGGCATGGGTCTAGCCGAGTTCATCGCCGAGATGCAGCGCCGGAAGGCCGCCGGCTCCGTCAGCGGGAAGTAGACATGAACAGCCTGGCCGCTCCCGCACGCAGCGCAAGCCGTGGCGCCTCCCCACGCCGGGCCCTCGCACTCGGTGCGTGCGGGGGCGTCCTTTTGGCCCTGGTGATTGCCATTGGCGCTTGCGCCACGGTCACGCCAGGATCTTCGTCCGTCGTCGTTCGAACCCAGGATCTACTGACGAACAGTCTCGCCCTGTACGAGCAGGTGATGGCCCTTCACGTCGGCCACAGCACGGAAGAGGGGCAGGATCTCTACAAGGCTCTTGAGGTCGTACGGAAGAAGTTCCCGAAGGCTCACCGAGCGCTTTCGGACGCTCTGACCGCATACAAGGCGCGTAAGGATCCGACCGCTTTGCATGTCGCCGTGGGGTCTTTCTTCGGCGAGGTCGAAGGCCTTGCGCCCGAAGGCTCGCCGTTCGCGATGGGCATGCGGCTGCTCCGGCTGACGTGGGATGGGGGTGCTAAGTGATCTGGGGAGAAGTTGCCCTTGGGCTGATCGCCCTCGCGAACCACTTCGCCACTCGTGCCAAGGAGCGCGGGGAGTGGACCGAGGAGCAGGCTGCTGCGTTCGCTCTACGCCAGACCGCAGTGTTCGCCAAGTACGAGGACGCACCAGCCCCTCCGCCACCTCCGTCGACCTAGGAGGCTCTATGCCGGATCCAGCTCCAGTCGCTCCGCCGTCGGGCCCAGTCGGACCTGGCCCAGTCACGGTTCAGGCCGTTCCGCTGTTCGGCGACCCGATAGCGATGCTGTTCATGGCGTCGCTTGTGGACGGACTGACCGAGCTTTTGTCCACGGATGGTCCGGTGTCATGGCGCGCTGCCGTGCGAGCCGTTTTGGGCGCCATCGGCACTGTCTTTCGCTACCGCAGGAACACGGTGATTCAGTGAGCCCTTGGGACGGAGCAGAGAAAGCTTTGACGGATCACGCCGCCGCAATCGTTGCCGGCGGCGGTGCCGTCGCGGCTATCTATCGTGGGTTCCTTTGGGCGAAGTCCTGGCTGAAGCGTCGTCGTCAGCGCGAGCTCGAGGCCGAAGCCCGCGAAGTAGAGCGTGGTCGAAAGCTGGACGAAGCGCTTGAGGTGTCCAGGCAGAACGCACAACACCTGTCGGCGATTCGGTCTGAGCTAAGCCCGAATGGCGGATCGTCCCTTAAGGACCAGGTCACGAAGATTGCAATGAGAATGGACATCTCGGACCAGATCCGGCGAGTCCTGGCTGACGGGCGCGAGCTCGCTCTATTCGAGACGGACGCCTCGGGTCGATGCGTTTGGGTGAACGGCACCTACGCCCGGCTGGTGGGCATGCCTCCGGCCTCGTTCCAGGGGTTCGGCTGGGTCAACGCGATCCACCCCGACGACCGCGAGCGCATCTCGGAAGAGTGGGAGCTCGCCGTTGACCAGCAGCGTGAGTTCCGGGGCCTCGTCAGGCTCTTCGATGCGTCTGATGTGGTCCACGCCATGCATTGTTCTGCAACGCCTCTACGATCGAACGGGAAGCTCGTCGGCTACTTCGGCCAGATGGAGCCATATGAGGCTTGACGTCAAGGACGAGCGGGTTCAGGAGCTTCTGCAGGCCTGGGGCGTGCCGTATTCCTACGGTGCGGGGAAGCCGGCCGATGGCGCGCGCGACGACTGGTTTCTGGGCGTCAAGGGGATTCGTGGCGGAGTCGGCTACGACTGTTCAGGGTTCGTGCAGGTAGCTCAGGTTCGCCTTGGACTGCTCTCGCCGGCCGCAGCCGATGCCGCAACCGGTGGACTCTGGGAGAAGAGCGATCTCGTGAAGGATCAGCCTCGCGTCGGGGACATGGCTTTCTACGGAAAAGAGCGGCCAACGCACGTCATGCTGTGCCTCGGCGGTGGCGTCGTGATGGGCGCCACTGGCGGCTATCCAACTACCAACGCAGACATGCCGACGGCGTACGTGAGCCTGCAGCGCTTGACCTACTGGACGCAGCTTCTCTGCGTCCGCCGGCTGAGGTGACCCCATGGGATACTGCACTCAGGCCGAGCTACAGTCGCTTTTCTCGGCCGACGCTCTCGCACAGTTCACGGCAGAGTCCGGGGTGGTCACGGACAGCGACGTATTGGCCCTAGTCATTGCCGACGCGTCCGACAGGATTGACGGCTACCTGACCAAATACATCACTCCCGTCGCCGACTCGGATTCTGTCCGTATTCTTCGCCCACATGCGGTCGTCTGGTGCCGGTGGATCCTGATCCAGCGGCGCATGCTCCGGTCGTATCCGGAGGCCGAGAACGACCTCAAGATGACGATCAAATTCCTCGAGAGGATCCAGGACGGCAAGGGTTCGCTTCCAGGCGCCTCCGAGCGAACGAATGAAGCGCCTGCCCTAGCCGACCGGGCAGCAGCTGGCAGCGAGGAACAGGTCTACGGTACGGAGCCGTTGGCTATCTGATGGCAGACTTCAGCGTCACGATCACCGGCATGCGCGAATTCCGAGAGGCGTTCCAGCGCATGGTGGACCGCGGGGCGAATCGCGATGCGTTGCTGGCGACCGCTGGTGCGTTCAAACGCGAAGAAGCCATGGGGAAGGTTCTGACTGGACCGTTTCGGGCCGTAAAGGCGTGGCCTAGGCTGATGAGATCAGGCGCAAGGAACCTATTCGACAGGGCAAGAATCTTCAAGAGCATCGGCTATAGGGTTGGCGTCAATGACGTCTCGATCGGCACGGCCGTTCCTTACGCTGGACGTCACAACCGTGGCGCCGTTGTGGTCCCTCGGGGGCGGTGGCTGGCGATTCCACAGTCTCCTCCGCTTCGGCAGGCAGAGTCTCACAAAAAGACCAGCGACTTCCGGGCACAGGGTTCTTTCGTGCTAATGCGGGGCCCAGAGGGGCCAGGTATCTATCGCAAGACGACGGCGCAGTCGGTTCGGCGGGTTACCGTCGTCAAGAGTAACCGGCGCAACGTAGCCCGAAAGAAGCCTAGCGGCATAGAGCGCATTTTCGCATTCGTGCGTAGCACTAGGCTTCCGAAGCGTGAGTTCCTTGCCTGGAATATGCCATCTCTAGCAGAGATCACGAGGCGATGGACGATGTTCATCGCGACGGGGCAGATGCCTGGCGGCATAAGGCCCGTCTCGTACGGGTCACTGGATGTGGGGCCATGACAGACGTCGGAAGATATACCGCCATGGAGGCGGAAGTGATTGCCGCCATCGGCACGATTGATGGCGTTGTTTCGGTAGAGCCGTCGACGTCGGTCGAGGACTTGGTCGAGACGGAGGGGATTCGTACGCCAGTCATCGGTGTGATTGAGGGCGAATCGTCCAGGCAAGGCGCCTACGCACTCAGCAATCGACGTATCAACGCCTGCTCGGAGTGGGAAGTAGCCGTTGTCGTCCGAAACGAACGAGGACGCGTCGCGGCACGCGCCCGACTCAGGGAAATCCTCGAGAAGGTCAGGGACAACCTCCATTACGCCTCGTCGACCCAGCCGCCAACGGCTCGCTATGTCTGGAAGGGTGACAAGCGTGTTCAGGTCGAGGGCGATGACCTGTATGCGGCCATTGCCACGTTTGAGCTAACGGTACTGCTTCAGTCGTAACCGGTACACTAGGTAGGTAGGTAACTGCGCGTCTCCAGCGCGCTCAATAGCAAGGAGTGATTGGCCATGGCTGATCCGCTAGTTGGAAGTCGCGCAATCGTTCTCATGGACTTCGAAGCGTCGCTCGGTGTCCTCAAGGGAACCACGACCCCGAAGAAGGTCGCGATCGTCTCCGAGACGCTGGACGGCACGCAGAAGCTGATCCAGAACCCGACGATCCGGCCCGACGGCAACCGGGCCGACCCGGTCAGCGGCAACATCGCCGCGCAGGGCCAGCTGACTATCGTCAGCACGCTCGATGCGGCTCCGTGGCTCCTGAAGCTGTTCTGCCACGGGATCACGACCACGGGCGCCAGCGACCCGTACACCCACACGGCGAAGTGGAACATCACCTCGAGCACGTTCCACTCGTCCGTCATCGAGATCAAGTTCGCCGCGTCGATCTACAAGAAGCTCTTGGGCTGTCGCATCAAGAAGATCGGCATGAAGTTCATGTCCGAGGGCTTCATCCAGTGGACGATCGACTACATCGCCCTGTCGGCGACGTACACGACCTCGTCCGCCCTGCCCGGGACCGTCACCGACTGGACCGGATCGATTCCGTTCCACAACCTCCAGCTTGCCGCCGCCGATTGCAAGCTCGGTGGGTCCGCAGTGACGTACATCTCGGAGCTCGAGATCGAGCCGAACGTCAACATCCAGGAGAACGACTACCGCATGGGCCAGGACGGCGCGCGGTCTGGTCTTGCCGTCGGCGCGATGGACCTCAAGGCGAAGCTCAAGCTGCCGATCGAGGGCGCGACTCAGCTGACCCTCCTGCAGTCCTCGTCCACGACCTCGATCGATATCACGTTCACGGCTGAGGCCACGCACACGATGCGGATCTATCTCCCTCGAGTCACCGTCCAGAAGACGCTCCCGAACGTCGACACCGACATGGGGCTCTTCCGCGATGTCGAGGTCATCGGTTCCTACGATTCGACCGAGAGCACCCAGTTCGAGGTCGTGGTCAACAACGCCGTCGCCGCGTACGCGTAGTCAGTAACGCCGCGGCGTCCGCGGCAGCAACCCTGCGAGAAGGAAGGAAGGCATTCACATGGCAGCTACCAAGTCGATCACCTACACCAACGGCGACACCTACGTCATCTTCCCGCTGAACCGGAAGGCTCAGCTGGAGGCGGCGCAGGAGCTCAAGCGCAAGACGAACCAGTCGTTCCTGCTACAGGCGTCCGGCCTCGACGACGCCATCAGCCTCGAGTTCATCAAGCTCAAGAACCTCGTGTTCTCCTGCACCCGCGCCGACGGCACCAAGGCGTCGCCGGCCGAGATCAGCGAGGACATCCAGAACTACGACGCCCTCGCCGACTGGCTGTCGAGCGAGGCGACCTCGTTCCAGAAGGAACTCGACAAGGCCAAGGCGGCTGCCGTAAAAAACTCGTAGCCCTCGTCCGGCTCAGGCGGTCGGCGGGGGCCAAGAAGAAGCACTGCGAAGGCTGCCGTCAGATAGGTCGACTGGAACAGTTCAAGAAAACCGGCCGCTGGCCAAACGCGGCGGCCGGTGACCCTGGCTGGTGCCGGGAGACACTTTCCGAAGACTGCAAGGTGGACCTGGATGTCGTCACCGATGCCAAGCCGATTCTGGTCGCTCTTTCAGACAGTCCAGAAGCCTACTTCGCCCTCGACGTCTGGGATTCATGCCAAACGCAATGGCGGGTCGGCCCGGTTGGCGCGACGGGACTTGACTACCAGGGCGTCAAGGACGTCGCCGAAATTCTTGGAATCGACCTCACTCCAGAAGTGTTCGGGTTCATTCA